CGAACTTTGATCGGTGTTCCAATTTGCGGCGACCGCTCGGAAAGTCGAATTCATGAGCGAATTCATGAGCAGTCGGTGCTACGAAATTCCTGGCGCCTCGACCCGTCACCGAGTCGGTCTTGGCTCGTGCAGCCTGCCGTGATTGCAGGCCCACTTCTGGTTCCTGGCGAGGTAGACGTGCAGGCCCGGCGCGATGTTGAACTGCTTCTCCTGCCACTCCAAGATGCTGGGGGCGCGGCAGAGCCGCATCGGTGAGGCCCGGAAGTGGGCGCAGGACTGGCAGTCCATCAGTCGTCCTGCAGGATGTGTGTCGTGATGCCGGTGACCCACTCCGGGGCGACGGGGCCGCCGAATCGGCTGGTCGATGGAAGCGGAGGTCGGCGCGGCTTCCCGTTCTTGGTGAGCCCGAGTTCGTACGCCTTCTGGGTGATCGACGTGACGGACCTCTGGAGCTCGGCTGCCAGGGTCTCATTTCGCACCGTCCTGTACCGGGTGCACAACACGTCGATCTCGTCCTGGCTCCATGGTCTGGCCTGCCAGTGCTTGCATTCAGCGGCCATTGCAGACGATCCTCCCGGCCTCGAACAGCGCGCCGATGGTGCGGCGATGCGCCGACTCCCAGGCCTCGACGCGTTCTTCCCTGCTCATCTTCGAGCCTTGATCGATCTCCATGTGGCAGCGGTAGCACAGGGCGGCGATTCGGTAGTCATGTGCCTTGATCGAGCGGCCCTTTCCGTCTCGCAGCTGGTTGGAGTGCGCGGCCACGACAGTTCCGTCGGACGCACCACACCTCTGGCAGGGCAGGTCGCGCGCCGCGGCGAGCAGTTTTTCACTGCGCCAGTTCATCGTCCTTCCAATCGATATTCCGCTCGGCCGCGAAGGCGTCGATCAGGTCAAGCAGGTCAGTCATCTCGCGCTTCGACATCCTCGCGGTCGACTTCCCGAGGATGACGAACCCACCGTCTATGCCGGGCACCACGTCCTGTTTGGACAGCGCCGCGGTGAAGATGTGCTTCCACGACTCCGGATCGAGATAGCGCCCATGCCACTCGACTCGGCGCGAAATCTCAGTCAGCCGCGACCAGAGGAGTGCGTTCTGTTCCAGCGTCCGGTTCGGCGGCTTGACCTCGACCACCATGCCATCCGGCGCGGCGCGCACCGCCTCGAGGGCCCGGGATCGTGCTGTCGCATGTACCAGCGTGAAGACCTGTTTCATCTCCGCCTCCCCTGGGTACACACCGCGCACTTCCAGATCCGCTTCCGCCGGCCCCGGCCGGCCGACACTTCGGACTCCGAGCCGCCGTCGGCGCGCCGGTACTGCGAGCAGGACATGCACCACCGGGTGCCGGTGATCAGGGCCTGGCGCTCGGTGAGGCGCCGGTTCAGCTCGGGGATGTTCTCGTTCATATCCCTGCCAGCCGTACCCGCACGAATCCGCCGAGCTCGGTGGACACGACCGTGGTCTGCAACCTGAACCGGGTGTCGTCGACCCCGAGCGCGTCCGCGATGCCGTCACGCCCGACCTTGAAGGCGCCGACCAGGTTGTCGTCGTCGTAGTGCCTGCGGTTCGGCGGCACGAACTCGACGTGCAACGCGATCAGCTCGCCCGCCGGGACTCGAAGCCCGGCGGCCTTGCAGGCCCAGCCGCAGGCATGTCGGTAAGTTCGGGCTGCCCGAGCCTTTTTCCTCCAGTGCCCGCGCCAGTTCGGGCTCAGCTCCTGGGGCGGCCACGGCAGCGTCACGCAGTCCGACATCACGACTCCCGTGCCAGGCGCTCCCGCAACGCGTAGCCCATGAGCGGCCAGCACTTCTCGATCGCGTTCTGCCGAGCGATCTTGCGGCCGAGCTCGGCATCGAAATTCTCGGGGGAGGCGCACGCCGACTCGCCGGTCACGGTGAAGCTGTTCTTGAGCACGAAGACGCAGAAGGTGAGCAGGCGAAGCCCCGAATGAGGGAACTGATTGCCCTGCGCCGCAGAGTCGGGGTACTGTTCCGACATGGCCTTCTGATATCCCTGTTCGGCCGTGAAATAGACCTCGTCGATGATGTTTGCCTCGATGTCCGCCATCGTGACGCGCGGTGCGGTAAGGCCTTTGGCTTGGATTTCCTGTTCGATCCCGTCTCTCATCTCGCTTTCTCCTGTTTGGACAGCTCTTCGGCGAGCCTCTCGGCGTTCGCCACCAACAACTCGACCTCGACCAACTGCACCTGCGGCTGCCGTACGTAGCCGGCCAGCCACTTCACCTCCTCGGTGCTGTAGAAGCTCGCCTTGCGCAGCGCGTTGGCGCGACGGCCGATTTCCGCGATGCGCGCGGCGCGCATTTCTTCGTATCCACTGCTTGATTCCCCGCTCACTTCCACCTCTCTGCCCTTTGGTGAGCAAGACTCAGCCCAGCCTGGGAGAGCCTTCACTACACTGCCCTTCGGAGCCGCGTAGACCCGCCAGCCGTTCGACGATCGGGCGCTAGCTTCGCCACCCTTACCCCTGCTCCCTCGTCTGTGCCCGTGGTAGGGGGTCTTCCTGCGCCGCCACGGTTCGGTGCCCCTCCGGCGCAGTGCTGAGTTCGTGGCCGCCCTACCCGGTCAACAGTTCGCGCATCAGGCCGGCCAGCGCCCGCACGCCGGCAGCCATGTGGTAGTCGTTCGCGTCCATCCCCACCTCTGGAGCCATGACCCACGGCAACCCGGTTGTCTCCGCAGCCTTCTGTCCGGCACCGCTGGCGTCGTTGTCCGCCATCACGAACCGAGGCCCCGTCAGCAGGCCGGCGACATGCGAGAGGTTCCCCGCGGAAAAGCAGACAACCGCACGTGCCTGCCGGTAAAGGCTGGCCAAGGCCGCACGGATCGAAAGCCCCGTGGCCAGGCCCTCGCATAGCCAGGCCTCGGGCCCAGCGCCGAGAACGAAGACCGAGCCCTTGGCCGTACCGCCGGGCAGGAACTTCTTCTCGCCATCGGCTGCGATCCACTGGACGCTATTCACGCGCTCGTAGCGGGCGCAGTCGCGCATCGGAACAACCAGACGACCGTCTGTATCGATGAGCCCCTGCTCGGACGGGAATCCCTTTGCCGCGAGATAGGCATGCGAACCGAACGTGCAGCGCCGCACCACCTCAAGCGCCAGCCTTGCGGCCTGCGCGCGCCGTTCTGCATCCCGGCGGCGCAGCGCCGCCATGTCGCGCCGGATGATCTCCGCGGACACGCCATCCGGACGGTAGATGATCGGGTCCGGGTGATGGGCCCAGTTCTGCACCCACCCCCATTCGCCGGTGAACTTGTAGGCGCCGTTGCGATCTCGCGGATGATCCTCGGTCGGGCAGCGGTGGATCCGGCCATCCGCGTAGAGGTCGCGGATCAACAGGCCGTGGGTGGCGGCAAAAGTGTGGAAGCTCACGCCGCCTCCTCGAGGTCGAAGAGCGTCGGCATCAACATCTCGCGCTCGGCGGCTTGCAGGTAGTGCACCTGGTCGCGGAAGTAGTCACCATTGAGTTCGCTACCCGCGGCGCGACGACCGAGCTTGATGGCTCGCACCCCGACCGTTCCGATACCGTGGAACGGGTCGTAGACAAGATCGGCGCGATTGCTGAACCGCTCGATCAGTCGATCAACGATGTCGATCTGTAGCGGGCAGACATGCTTTTCGACCGCCCGGGATGCCTGCTCACCGTTCAGCGTGCGCATGCGGGCAACATCGGTCCAGACCTTTGGATCCGGGCTGGCCTGCGCCAGGCAAGCGAAAAGCTTCGGCAGCGCGTCGCGTTCCGCCAGCGCATCGCCGATCGCAACGTGCCGTTCGTAGTCGTAGACGTGCCGCGCACTCTCGTCGTGGAAGAACTTCGGCAACTTCGACGGCCCCATGGCGGCCATCTCCTCTGCCGTGAGCAAGCGATTGCCGCTCGAGCGCCAGTAGTTGTGCGCGTCGATCTGCCACCGAGCGAGGGTGTACTCGACCGGATCGTGAATCACCGGATCATCGGCATAGCCACGGCCGAGGTCGGTCTGCGGCTTGCGGAAGATCAGCACGTATTCCGAGCACCCGGTGCCCATCTTCGTGCCGTCCTTGAGCATCTCGCTGTAGCCCAGGCGGTACGTCTGGTTGTTCTCGTGCACGACGTCCGTCGTGACGACGATCACCGCCATCTTGATCAGGCCATGCCTGCGAAGATGGAACGAGGCTTCCTCGTGGAAGTAATCCATCGTCGGCGCCCCGAGGCCGGTGACGGACTGAAACAGCACGCGGTCCTTCACATGGACGCAGGCCATGCGGCCGGGCTTGAGCATGCGGACCAGTTCCGGCGTCAGGTAGTCCATCTGACGCCAGAAGTGATCGTTGTTCTCGGTGTGGCCGAAGTCGTTGTAACTCGGCGTGTACTCGTAGTGGTTCGCGAACGGGATCGAAGTGACGATCAGATCGACCGATTCGGCCGGCCACTCGCGCGCTTCGAGCACGGCATCGTTGTGCGCCACCTCGAACCGATCGCCCTTCACGACGCGGCGCGGCACGCCGATCGTTCTGGCCAGAGAGTCGCGCATGGCGAGTCCATCGAGCCCATAGGTGCGGAAGAGCTCCGCCATGCGGGCCTGTTGCTCATCGTGTCGCCGCCACTTCGCTTTCAGGCTGGCGGCGGTCTCGCGTTCGGCTTCGGTGTAGATGATGTCGATTCCGACGCGCTCGAACTGGCCGAATCGATAGGTGCGGTGAACGGCTTGAATGAAATCGTTGAACTTGTGGGTGATGCCGGCGAAGACCTCTCGATGGCAATGCCGCTGGAAGTTGCAGCCGCTGCCGGCGATGATCGGCTTCGTGCTCAATATCCTGTGTTCGCCGTCGCCGAACCCGACGATGCGCGCCTCGCGCTCCTCGAGGTCCTGGCTGCCCCATACGCTCACGGCTTCGGGCAGCGCTTGTTGAATGGCATGACGCTCGTCCTCGAGGTCGTGCCAGACGATGAAGTGATCGCCGGGGTCCGCCTCGACGATCTCGCGCACCTTCGCCACGCGTGCCGGCAGGCTTTCGCGCTTCTCGCGCGCGGCCGCCGACAGGCTCATCGCGACGTTTTGGATCAGCAGGCCCTGCCCGTTCTTGTCGGCGCCGGCTGCGCTGTAGTCGCTCGGGATCTCGTGCCAGCGAACATCGATCCCCGGGAGCACGTAGCCGGTGTCATCGTGCCCGAGGTCGCTGGGTTTCGTGATGAACACGGCCCAGCTCGCTACCCAGCGCCAGAACTCGGCTTCTTTGTGCGGGTACAGGGTCAGGTTGCCGGCCTTCTCGCTATCGCGCTGGAAGAACCGTGTCAGCGCCTGGCCGGTGTCCATCACGCCGAGATAGCCGGCGTAATGGATGAGTTCCTTGTATCGGTTCGGATCCGGCGTAGCCGTGGCAACCGTCTTGAACTCGACATCGGCAAAGGCGGGCAGGAACTCCTGATAGGTCTTGCTGCCGAAGCTGCGCAGGATGCTGGCCTCGTCGAGGCTTGCCGCGCGAAAGAGCTTCGGCGTGACCTTGCCCTCGCGCACGCTCTCGTAGTTCGTCAGGTAGATCGTGCGCTCGTCGCCGATCTCTCGGTCGCTGCGTATAAAGCGCAGATCGACGGCGAACTCGCCCCGGAACCGATCGGAAGCCTCGCGGAAGAACTCATGCCGCACACCGAGCGGCAAAACCTGCAGGCGAAGGCCTGGCCTGTGAGCACCGATGAGCCGAAGGAATTCGATCTGCGTCGCCGTCTTGTGCAGGCCGAAGCTCGCGAAGCACGCACGGCTGCCGCCCCTGACCATCCAGCGAGCGATGTCGCGTGTATGGGGCTTCAACGCCGGGTTGATCTGCTCGAGCGGCACCTCGAAGCCCGTGCACGGCGCCGTGGCGATCTTCTCGCGCAGGAAAGCGTCGTAGCCGATCACGCCGCCTTTCTCCCGCCGGCAGCGGCCAGCCTGCTCCGCTCCTCCTCGAGAACCTGCGGATAGACCACCGGGTGCTGGGCCGAGAATGGCGGTAGGTCCGCAGCCACGAACCGGCCCGGCGCATCACCGACCTGCGCCCGCAGCCAACCGCGGGGGCCGATCCAAGTCCGGATATCGATCCCGATCCCCCGGAAGTCGGACCGGGTGATGTAGCCCCGCAGTTCGAGCCGCGCCACGATTCGCAGCGCCGCGATCTTCCATCGCGTCAACTGCACCGGGCTGGAGGCGCCGGCGGCGACATCGGGCACGAACGCCGGCAGGGGATGGCGGCGCCCCGGGTTCCAGTAGTGCCAGGCCCGGAGGAACCGGAGGTCGATCTCGGGCCGGAAGCCACCGTATCGATTCCAGTCGAAGACCCCGAGTCCCAAGGCCTCGCAGATGCTCACTGCCGTCGCGTCGGCGCTCGGGATGAGGATGGAGCGGAAGTCCGGGCCCTCTTCTTGAACGGCCTCCCATCCATCGGGAAGGCTCTGCACGAGAACCTTGAGGTTGAATCGCAGCTTCGCCTGGACCCCGATCTGCGTGCCGTCACCGGCAACGAGGAGGATGTCCCATCCGGCGGTCTCGGCGTAGGCGGTCCATGTCCGGTCCTGGGTGATCCGGGAGATGAATGCTACGCAGAGGTCGGCTTCGGTCGCGAATGCCTGGTCCTTCATGCAACCCTCCATACGCCGACTTGGTGCTGCGCCAACCGGATGATCGAAAAGCGTTCACCGAATGCCTTGGCCTGGCGCTGCGCGGCGACATACACGCTGTAGTGCTCGGTCGCCGGCAGCACGATCGAATCGCCGACCTCCATGCGCCCGAGCAATCCCTTGAACTGGATGGGGCTGCGGTAACGCCACTCCGGAATCGGGATGCCGTGGCGGATCTCGGGTGCGTTCATGCCGCAGCCCTCAGCGCCACCGCAATCGGCCGCACCCACACCGGGGTGGACGAGAGTCGAAACGTCTCTCCGCTCCATGCGAGTAGCAGCGCGCGCCCCATCTCGCTGGCGATCGCCTGCGCGGCAGGAGGCGGCACGGCATTGCCAATGCGCTCACGCCATGCCGAGTCGCTCAGGCCGTCGAGCTCGAGCTGCTCCTCGGGGTCGACGAGGCCCTGCAGCGCGGCGAGCTCGAGCGTCGTGAACGGGCGGTGCCAGGTGCCGTCGAGCGCTCGGATGCGGCACACGATCTTGTCGGTTGCCGCCGGCATGCGCGGATCAGCGATCGACCAACGCCCGTTGTCGCAGCCCGCGGCAGCGCTCACGGCGCCGCAGGGATTGCCCCATTGGACCACTCCGTAGTGACCGCCGGTGAGATAGTGGTCACCCTTCGAACGCTGCATCCCGGGCCGCGGGTCGGCAATGCACTGGCCTGAACCATGCGCGCCGGTAACTGCCTGCGCCGCGCCAGCCCAACGGACGATCCGGAACTCGTTGCTGTGCTTCGCTGGCCCATGATGCCGCGGGTCCGCCACCGAATACGCGCCCTGCCCGGGCGTCTGCTGGCCAGCGATCGCACCCGTCGATTCGTCCCACCGGCGCACGCCGTACGCCCGCCCGTCGTTCCATCGCGACGAGGCATCAAAGCGCGGATCTGCAATGGAGAATGCGCCATTGAGTGGCAACGATTCACCCGCCACGGCGCCGGTTGATTCCTCCCATCGCCGCACACCAAGCGCGCCGCGGAACATCTCGGGCACGATCAGGAAGTCGCGCAACACACCGTCCTCGACCGCGAGGCGGTTCAGGCTGCGCCAGTCGCTTCCCGCCTCGACGAACGCGAGGCGCACCCACGTCTTCCACTGCAGCGACGGCACGCGATGCATCGGGCCCGCGCGTTCGTCGCCGGGCAGCAGCATGCGGCCGAGCACGTCGCCGACGGCGCGCAGCGGGCGCTTGACCGGCTC